GACAGTGCAGGCGCCGGAGCAGGTGCCGCGGCCGTACCTCCACCTCCTCCGAAAGTTTGGCTCTTAATGTTTTTTACCTGTGCCAAGCCTGAGGCGATGGCGGCTACGCTTGCGGCGGTACCCAAGGCGGGACCCACCACCGGGATACCTGCCAAAGACTTGAACGCCTGCACCGCACTCTCGTAGGTGGAGATAAGGGCTTGGGCAGACTGAATCTTCTTGGAGCGCTCAAAGGCTTTTTTCTGTTGTTCTTCGGTGTCACCTGCAAACGCGTTGTTCAGTTCAAGAAGGGCGTTCAGCGTTTGGTCGCGGACGTCTCTCTTAGTCTGCTCAATCTGCTTCTCTTGCTCTGCCAATCTTTCGGCGCGTGCAAGGTCCTCAGCGGCGGCTTTGTCTTTTTCGTCCTTTTCTTTTTTCCGCGCATCCTCTTCGGCCTTGGCTTTTTGGTCGAGGTACTTTTGCTCAATGGCGGCGAGGTCCGCTTGCAGTCGCTCCGTCGCGGCCCGAAGTAGTCCTTCGTCATCACCTGCGATGGCTACGCGCTCATCAAACTTCTGTTGTACGGCCAACTCTTCGCGCTCCTGAGCCGTCAGGGTAAGGGCAAAGAGTTCGTCCTCCAACTTTTGACGCGCAGCTAACTCTGCCTCGGCTGCTTTCTGCTTTTCCTCTGCGGCCTTTTGTGCGGCGGCTTGTTCTTGCTTGGCGCGTGCCTCACGTTGTAGGATAAGAGACTGCCTTTCACCTTCCAGCCTCTTCTGTGTGCGAAGGGAGCGCGTCTCCAACTCAATCACCGCCGCTTGTGCTTCGGCTACGGCTTGCTTTGTCTCTTCGTCAGACTCTGCGAGAGCGGCCTGTTCTTCAAGGATGGCTGCACGCTCACGGGCAAATTCGAGCTCTTTTGCGATGGTCCGCTCTTCGGCTGCGATAGCTTCGTCCAGAGCTCCAATCCTATCCTTGAACGCAAGGGTCTCATCTTCGACAAGGAGCCTGTTTTGTGCAATGAGCTTGTTCGTCTCCGCACGTACAGAAAGGAACTCCCGCTCCGCGACTTTAAGCTTATTCTGACGGTCTGCCAAATCTGCGGCCGCCTGTGCGGTGCGGGCTATCTCTTCAGCAAAATCTCCCGCCGCTTCTGCGGCGTTTGCGGCGGCATCTGTCACCGATTCAACCCCTAACGTAACCTTGCCCACGGCGTCGGCGGCGGTCTTTGCCGCCTGTCCGAATTTGCCCTCAAAAAGTAGCCCAATGGCCTCCCCCAATTTTGGGATGAGTTCAAGCATCCCTTCAAATCGGTTCAGGATATTTCGCTTTAGAGCGGCCGCGAAGTTGGTAAGCGCTTCTTTTGGTTTTGTAAAGGCGTTAAAGATGACCTCACCAAGCCCGATGACAACGTCAACCAGCTTGTCCATAACGGCTCCCAGCGTGGCCGTAATCTTGCGGAGTTGCTGCGCGCCTCGCTCGGTGCGTTTAAAGTATGCAACGAGGGAAGTGATGGCAATCAACAAAGCCCCAATGCCTGTGGCGGCCACAGCCCCACGCAAAGTCTTAAAGCCCGTTGCGGCTGTTTTAAGACCTCCACCCAACTTGCGGAGACCTGTCACGGCTCCGCCCGTCATCTTGTCGAGTTGGTTTGTTAGGCCCTCCGTAGCCTTGGAGGTGCCTTCAATGCCCTGCTCTACCTGTCCAAGGCTTTTGGTTACGTCGGAAGTATCCGCGTTGAATTCCAGAATCACTTCCTGCTTACTCACAGCCATGAGAGAAGGGTTTTAAGGAGGAACACACACACACCAAAGAAGCACCCGAGGTACACGAGGGCCAAGGTGTAGTCTAACGGGATGAGCCACCAAGGCAGCTCGTCTTTGACTTTGTTTGCCTGCATGAGGTCAATCGCCCTCATGATGTGCTTAGGGTCTTTCATTGCGGTTGTGTTTGTTGGTTGCGGGGCTTGCATCGTTGTTTACCTACATCACCCTCGACATATCTCACCCAGCGATATCCGTACTTGGTGCAGCACGCCTCCGAGCCGTAGTCCGGAGAGCCCCCGGTTGAGTTGTTAAAGAGGATGATGTTGTTCCTGTCGTCGTATCCAGTCGGGGTATCTGCGCAGTCTACGCCGGCATCCTGTACTTTCAGGAGCTTTACCGTAGCCGTGCCCGGCCCGTTGAGGTCTGTGTTGAGTTCAAGGACGCGCCAGATAGCGCCGTCGATGTAGTACTTGTTGTTCCACTTGAACTGCAACAAGTCGTAATTATCGAAGCTGATGGTACACTCTAAGGTGCGTGCGTCCTCAGAGTACAACTCCCGGATATAGTCTTTCCAATAGGTGTAGTACAACGTGTTGAGCGGGTTGCACTGCTGCGGCACGAAGGCCGCCTCCATGCCAAAATTCAAGTCCTTGTCTGTTATAGTCGGGTTGTCCGCAGAGTATGGAGAGAACAACGGGAAGAGATTGGATGCGCTTGTCGTTTGTCCGAGGTCGTTGCGGAGGTAGTAGTCGCCAAACGAGGTGACAAGGCCACCCCAGTACGCGAGCATCCCTACGGGGTTCTCGATGGCGCTGCCATCGGTTTTTAGGCTGCGGTGAATAGGGAAGGAGCTCCCCGGGATGAGGCTCAGGATATAGCCGCCCAAGGAGGCCTCTATCTTCTTGTTGCCTGTAGCAAAGTCGTTCTCTGAGTCGAGGACGCGGAAAGCACCGTACACCCTGTCGAGGCTTTTCTCTACAGCGTCAGAGATGAAGTCCAAGCCCTCACGGAAGGTCCACTGATATTCCTTGAACTGGATGTCGGTCGTTGGGCGCAGGGTCATGCTCTTGTCGCGGTGCACCTTGTTGTTCCAACTGATCTGTGTGCCCGTGTCGAAGTAATCGTCCCACGGCTCCACGATAAATTCATCGGGCACCCCTGACGGGATGAACACGAGGTTGAACATCTTTTGAAGCGACAAGAGGAAGTCTACCTGCTTCAGCTCGGGCATATTGTTGGACAAGTCGATGTCTTGACCCGACAGGGGTTCGCTGACAGCAAATACCTCCATAGTCGTTGTGAAGAACTGCCCTATCTCCGGCGTTACAGTACCTCCAAGGTCGCCGTACATAGTGACGTTGGATGCGCTGAGTTCATAGTATAGTGCGAGCGTGTCTCCGTTCTCTAAGATAATCGCCGGGCCATTGAGGCCAGTACCTATCCCGCTGCCATCGAACACCCTATCCACCGTAACTGAAACAGTCGTCCCCGGGTTGGTAGTGTCTAACAGAGTCTCCAACAGAGAGCCGTTCTTGTACAGCAAGAGTTTCGCACTGCCAGCCCCGGCAAAATTTACGACAGAATGAATGCGTACCGAGAAGCGGCCCGTATAGGGTGCGGTGTAAATATGCGACGGGCTGTTGGTCCAGTTGTTTGATGGGTCTACACTTCCCGAAATCGTGTCTAACACAGGCAGCACGCGCAGCGTCTTAGGTCCTACGAGGTCGCCATTGATGCCGCCAGCAAACGTATGGTCCTGCTCATCTAAAGAGCCCGGAGAAGGTTTGCCGTTGTACGCGGGCAGGTAGATGTTCCCGAAGTCTGTAGAATCGAAGAAGTCAGAGACGTAGGTGAGCCCAGCGTCCTCGAAGATTTGGTCTACCAAGGTGCGGGCGCGAACGAACGGCGTGAGCTCGCCTTGCCATAGTCCATCGTCACTTGCCCAAGGTGGGTTGTCTGGGAGGGACCAGTTGAACCCCTTGTCGATGAGGCCGTATCTGACGTCCCCGGTAAACAGCGTGCCAAGCCAAGACGACTGGATGTTTAGCAGATTGAGCTCGTGCTCGTAGTCGCTAAGATTGAGCTCGGAGAGCATCTTGTCTCCAACGGCCTTGGTCATGTTGATGCCGTCAGAGAAGAACACTACCTCCACGTCCTTACGCGGGCCCGTAGTCACCACACCCTTGACTTGGATGTACCCAAGGATCACCGGCGTGCCGTTGGTTCCCAAAGCCGCGGGGTACTTCTGCTTGAACAGGACCGTCCTTGTGTCTCCGTTCTCGTCGTCAGCCGGCACGTATCCGGGCTTGTCGATAAGCCCAAAGCGCTCCTGCAGGGATGTGGTCAGGGGGAGGCGCATGGTCTGCGAGAAGCTACCCACCGGCGCCTGAATATCTTGCACGTCCGCGAACCGGAACGCGTAGTTGACCGGCTCGGCTTGGTAGTGGTCTTGGCGCTCGTACTTATCCGACGAGGTTTTCAGATATAGGTTCAGCATCGGAGAGCCTGACTTACTTCAACTTCAAGGCGGATGGGAGCCAACCGGGAAGAGGCTTGGACGTGCGTGTAGTTCGTTGTCTTCAAGCTGCACGGATACCACTGGTCTTCGTACCTCACCATCATGTGCGTGGCGGTTACGGCGCTCTTGAAGAGCTCACGTTCTGCGTTGGTGAAGAAGTCCTCAGAGAGGGAGAAGCTCCTCTTTCCCTCGGCCTCCTGTTGGAGAAACTCAGGCACGTATGTTTTGCGGTCGTTTACCGTGCCAGCACCCACGTCAGCATATTCCCCTACTACTTGGAAGCTCTCTCTGCCTGAGACGTCGTAGGTATCATTTACCCGCCCGTCAAAGCGCAACATCTCAGCGCCCTTGGTGCCTATCCAGTAGAGCTGTGCGGGTGTGTGCTTCTGCGGTCGGCAATCGCGATATACACGAATCGCCCGCGACTTCTGCGCGTATCCATCTGTGCTATCCAGAAGCCGAATCTCGATGTAGTCCCACGCCTCGGTACTGATGTCGTAGGTGGTTGCCCAGTTCACATTGTCAGCAATGTTGGCAGGTCCGATGGGGATAACCTGCAGGGCATAAATAAAATCGTTCAAACCTGGAAACTTTGACAAGTTCAGAACGTTCTGCTGCGTGCCTCCCTCGTAGACCGTATATCGCACCGTGTCCCAGCTCGCCTCGTTGGTGTTCTTGGTGCCTTGGTATACGTAGCTGTAGTTCCCGAGGTATAGCGCGTTTACAACACCTTGGTCTTGTGGTGCCATGTCGTAACGGATGTAGGTGTTTACCTCTCGGTCTGTCAACCATCCTTTGCTCGTAGCGGAGACAGGGTAATACTCAAAGATGTCACTGTAGCCTACCGTGTCCCACTTCTGCTTCTTAGCGAAGTTCATCGGGATGTAGTTGAACGAACCTCCAAAGGTGCTCACCCCGCCTGCCACGCTGTAGATTTTGAACTGATACCCCGATGTGCCATAGTTAAAAAAACAAGGGCCATCTACAGCAGGGAAAGGGAAGTATGCTGTCGTAGAGGCATAGTACGGAGAGTCTTGTTCAACGGTCTGAATGTACTCGCTAATATCAATTTGTGCGCGGTTGGTGGTGGTCTCGTACTGGCGCACATAAGCCTGTAACAAAGCAGACGCGCCGGTTGTGCCATCCGGTTTGAACTTGTACACCTCGACAAGCCACGTGTCGATGATAATGGCGTTATCCTGCCAGCGCACAATGGGCTTTTGACGTTTCTCTACAGGTGAGGCGGGCGGTTCAAGTGATAGGGAAAAGGCCATCTTATTTGGGTTTGATAGTCAGGTTGCCCACCTTAAAGGAGAGGCTTTTTACAAGGTCTTGGGCCAAGGCTTCGCCCAACTTGTCGGTGTATTGGGGCACGATGCTCTCCAAGGCCACGGCGTAGTATCTGAGGCCCGCGATGCCGTTACGCTTGATGCTGCGCCCGATGAGGTATGCGGCACTACGCAGGCGGCTTTGTGTGGCCTTCACGAACTTGCCGTCCTTATCGCGGACTCGGATAGGCTTGGCCTTCATCCATTTGAGCACGGCGTCGATGGGAGGCTGTTTGCTGCCGTATGAGAATGGAGATTGACGATTCTTTCGGGTGCCATTCACACCCCAATGGATAAAGGCAGCGTAAGGGAGCGGACTCCCAAACGCCACCTGTCCATCTTTGATTGAGTACGTGAGCGACTTCTGAAGGCTGCGCGAGGCTACGCCGTAGGAGCGGTTCTTGCCTATCCTACGGGAGCCAAGGGTGCGCTTGGCGGCTAAGTTTACCTCCTCGGCAAACTCGGCCAGTACCTTATCGAAGTCCTCCGTGTTCACTTCTTGCTCTTGCCGAGGATGACAGCTTGAAGGATACGCTTGATGAGGTCGACGATGCTATCGTCTTTCTCGGTCTCAGTCAGCGCGGTGATCGTGCCAGCGGCAGCGATGAGGGCGAGGGCAATCTCTGCCCAGTTTTCCAAAATAAAATCCATCATTTAGAGGGTGTTGGTTGGTTGTTTTCGAGGGTCTCGACCTTGCCTTGCAGGGTCTCAATTTCTGACAATCGTTCGTTGACAAACTCCACCAAGCGGTTGAGCATGGCAAGTTGTTGCTCATTGGTAGCGGACTCCTTTTCAAGGTCAGTCCAAGAGAACGCGTTAGGCATGGTTATAGGTTAGAGTTACTTGTGGGTTGCGCCACGACACTGGGCCGCCGCTGATTACGCCGATGCGGAATTTCAAGGTGTTGGACAACTCGAAGACGTCTACTTCGGCGTTGTTCTCCGTAATCGTTATTGTGTTGTACGTGCCGTCGGCAGTAATAACAGAGCCGACATTCGTCAAAGCTGTGAATTGCCCGCTTTTTTCCATGTACGTTGTGGCCAAGGTTCCAGAGGGTGCCGAGCATTCAATGCTATATGACACCGAAATAGTGCCCGTCACCGTTATGGGCAAGGCGCTGAAAACTGTGGCGGGGGGCTTAATGGGGAGGCTTACTACGTGGCCAGCTCGTAAGTCAATGTCCAAAACCATTGTGCCAGAAGAAAGCCTACCGAATGTGATGTTCGACGCTTGAGTTGAGGCAGTGCCTGAATCTGTACTTGTCACGGTAAAGGTTGACACCTGCCCGGCCGAGGTAGGGTACCCCCCTTCAAAGGCGTCGTTCGCGGAGTTGTACACGAGGGTCTCCCCGTTCGTTGGGTCGCTGGTAGGGAGGCCGTATGGGCTCGTCTGGGTGTTCGTGGCGGAGCCGATAAAGAACTTCCCGTCAGGGAGGTTGGGGACATCGTTAGTGCGACCGATGCACGACACCTTGAGACCTTGGCAGATGGTGCCCGGTCCGTTGGTCTTCAGCACTACGCCTACGTTTTGAATGAGGTTCGTGCCGGTGGGCTTGTCCTTTGTCAATCCTCCTCCGTCAGCCACGTACAGAATGTCGTTCTCTTCGAGGCCTGTGAAGCCTGAGAGGTTGGTGTTGTACGTGCCCACCATGATGGCGTAACCATCTTTATCGTTACCCGTGGTTGTGAGCTCCGTCTCTGCGATGCCGATAGCGGGCATCCTATCCGGGTCGCTTGCATCGGCGATGCCCACCTTGATGCGCTCACTGCCTCCAATTTCACCACGTGAGTACAGCGGCGTACCCGCTGCGATGGTGGCGCCCTCATCGTTACGGACGGGGAAGTGTACCTTCTCGGCTGTGTCTCCACCTCCGCCGGTGCCGTTGGCTGCGGCTGTGATTCTGCCTTGGGCGTCCACGGTGATATTCGCGTTGGTGTAGCTTCCCGCGCTTACGGCTGTGTCATCAAGGTTCACCACTACGTCCCCCGTCGTTGGGTTTGCTGTGAGGCCCGTGCCACCCGTTACGCTATCCACAGCACCGGAGCCCGTGCCAAAGGTCAACGTGATCTCTCCGTCTCCGTCATCTGTCAGCGACCCATTGGGCACGTTGATGGTGGCCACGCTCAGAACGTCGGGCGAGCCGTCTTCCTCACGTACCCGGAGCAGGCCCCGTGCCTTGTACGCGGTGGGTGGTGTGCCGTCAGGGTCCACGCCACGCAGCGGAGCGTTGCAACTGTCGTAGGTATATGGGACAGAGATAGCAATGTCCAGCAGGCACCCAGCAAGGGCGTTGCTCTTCTCCTCTTCGAGCGGCGTCACTGACGCGTTGATGAGGTCGTAGTGGTATCCGAACTGGAAGATGTTGCCTCCGTTCTGGATGTCTGCGAGGATGTCCTCGGCCACCTGCTCGGCGTCGGAGATGCTCTCCTTTTGGTATTCTACCTTGTCAGCCTTGGAGGGTGGCAAAGAGAGGATGTAGACTTCGAGGTTGTACGTCTTGGCCTTGGGGCTGTTGTAGTCGCCCCCGGTATACACAAGGTGGAGCAGGGGGTAATCCTCAAACTTCTCTAAGTCCACGTCAGACGGCGAGCCGTAGGAGAACGTCTTGATAAAGAAGTGCTTCGTGCAGAACTCCTCAAACTTGGATACGATGTTATTGAACGTAATCATGCTATGCGTTGACGGTGTTGTTGTTCCCGCTTGTAGTTGAGGTCTTTGAGGTAAGCGAGATGGGTGAAGGCGTGACCGACTGAGAGCTTCGTGACCTCATCCATTTTGAGAACGTCTTCATTAGCCAAGGCGTAGAGGACGGGATACCAACCCCACTTTGTAGAGAACTCATCACCTCCCTCGCCGTACTCGTCAAAGAGTACTGCAAAGCGCTCAGTTGTTTGTGTTCGGAAGTCCAAAAAAAAAGCAGCGCACCTGCCACCAAGGGAGCGGGCATATCGAGGAAAGCGTCTGCGTCCTCCTTAGCCGTGTAGGGTTCGATGGTGTAGGCGTCCCCCCACTTGCGGGTGAGAGGTCTATACAGGATGCTCATAGCTTTGTGTGGTGTCTGCCAGAAGTCCTTGGTGTACGTCTCCATGTCAATCCACTCGCCTGCGCTGAACTCATCCCAGTTGGGGATGAATCCGTAGGTCTTGCCGCCCAGCTCAAAGATTTTCTTGTGTCGTGCCACCTCCTGCTTCTGCAAGGTGTCGAGGTGCGCGTTAGCCTCTACGATAAGGGGCTGGGGTAGCTTGCGCAATTCAGCGAAGGACAGACCCGTTACAGCCTGCACCCGCTTGATCGGGTCCTCGGTTGTTTCCAAGGTCATGAGGTGACGCAGTGTTAGGTCTTCGTATGAGGCGGGGAGACGCAGCTTCATATTCTTACAAGTTGAAAGGGTTAGATTCCTGAAGTTATCCGAGGGCGTATTGCCCAAAGTTGGGGTTCGTCTGGTTCCACGTTACGGCGTAGCGTGAGGCGTCTACAAAGTGGTTGAAGGCGTCTACGGGCTCATTGAGTTGGCGCCCGTTCTTGTCCTCCTTGTACTTGTAGTTGCGTAGCTCCTTGATGCCGTTCACGCTTCTCTCTGTGATGAGCAACGGACGGGAGCGCAGGAAGTCAATGCCGGAGCGCACCGAGTCCCTGCCCTTACGCGCTGGGTGTATGTTGAATCCGTGGCCGTGTATCTCGTCAATGCTCTTGGGCTCGGCCGAGTCTGCTACAATCATGGTCTTGCCTATCTCGGCTTCTCTCAGCGTCTGAGCTATGGCCGCATTGGTGAGCCCGGTTGCGTAGCACACCTCGTCGAGGCAGAAGGCGTGGCCGTCTGTGTAGACCTTCACAATCGCGGTGG